ACCAAGTCTCAGTAATATTATGTGAAATTCTATCACCAGCAATAATAGAAGATTCTGGGTGGTCTAATTCACCAATAGCTCTTCGTTCTTTAATTAATTGTTGATAATTATTAACTTCTCTTTCTAGGATTTCTTTTGGGTATATTCTACCATTTCTGTTTTTAACTCCCCATTTCTGTAATACAACATATAGTATTAACGGGGATGCAATAATTGCAGAACCTTTGTCTAAACTTTTTATTTCATTAACAAATGGTTTATTTCTAGAATCATTTGGGTCAACATAACCAGCATCACTTTCGATTAGTACACCTAACCCTTGTTGACCTGGTTTTAATATTTTTAAATCTCCTGACATGATTATTATTTATTAATAAATATGAGTAAGAAATAAAAAAACCCAGAAATAAATCCTGGGTTTAGTAAAAAGTATGTTTTTATTTATATTATTTTTTTGTTTTATTAAATTTAAAATATTTAAATTCTTCTAATACTTCACTAGTAATTATCTTACCAATTAAGTTTAATTCTTTTTGTATAGTTTTTTCTTGTAATCTAAATAGGTTCTTTTGAAATATAGTTATTTCACAATTCATAAATGATTTTTTACCATAAGATATTCCAGACTCACGCATATCAAAATCAACAATACATCTATCAACATAAAATAAATTAGGGGTTAATGAAGATTTAAGTTTTATTTTAATATCTTTAGTTATACTCCTTAAAATAGGACCATAATTTAATTCTTCACTAACTATTGATTCTCCCCATGCTGAAATATTGATATATAATGCTTTAGGGTTTTTATTGTCTACAGTGCCAGATACTACCCTGTAATTTTCGTGACCTTCAGAAATTAATTGTTTACCATTTTTACTTATAATCATCTATTTTAGTTTTTACAAGTATAAGGTAAAAAAATAAAAAGTCAAGTTAATCTTTTACCTTCATCAATGCTATAAAAACACCAAAGGCTATTTGAACTACAGCCCAAACGGTGATGGCTACCGTTCTAAAAGTATTTAGAGTTGCAACATCTTTTTTAACCTCTTTAAGTGTAGCTGGGCTTGCAACATCATCCATGTAACGTTTCCATTTCGTGAACCCTTCAATCTCTTTTTCTATACTATCTATTTTGGTTAGTTTTTGATTTATTTCACTAAGTATTAATTGAATTTTTTCATCATTTTCATTTAATCTCTCCAACTCATTTAAAACCAACTTAGAATATTCATTCCATCCATTCTGAGGAACCCCTTTGTTATTCTTTTCCATTTTGCTATAAATTTGTAATATCTATATGGGTACCCACCATTCTAATAGGGTTTTTATTAACGTCCCATTCTATAACGCTCCCCCTAGATAGAATTTTAACAGTATGTCCATCCTTATGTTTGTATCTTGTAATACTTTTAAACTTGTACTCTCCTTTACTTTCGAAATGTTTACTTATTTCTTTATTTAAATTAATTAAATCATCCTTATTAACCAACTCTTTATAATTTTTAAAATCATCCTCCAAATCATCACTATTAAACCCTAAGTGTTTTATTAATTCAGGGCTTGATATAAATGAGTCGAAAAATATATTAAAATCAAATGAATTGCAGTTCTTGGTAATATTAGAAATTTTAAAATTATCAACGGATTCATTCATGTTAATTAAGTCATGTTTATTGTCATTATTTCTTGACTCATGAATATTCCAGTCCCAATAACCATCAGTAGTATAACCTAAAGTTAGTTTTAATATTTCTAACCTCTTAAACGCCTCAGTATCTCTTATACAAAGTTGGTCAACTAGTTCACGTATTTTTTTTATGTTGCTGGAGCCATTAAACATTTTTTATTTTAAACTTTCTTTTAATGTGTTTAATTTTAAAATGTCAACCTCAAAACTATTGTTATTATATTTTTTATCTAATAGGTTCTCCTTAAGGTCTAATAAACTAGATTTTAAATCTATATCAGCAACCTTTAATTTACCATTAACCAGTGATAAACACTCACCAATTGATTCTTTAAACATTACATTTCTTTTATCCTCATCTGAACTAGCCATTAAGATATCTTTTAATAAAGACGCTTCAGATTCGTTAAGAGACTTACCGTATTCTTTATTAAATCTACTAACCATTAACTTTGATAAATCTTTACTTGATAATACAGTATCACCCAACCCTTCAACTATTTCTTTTTTCTCTTCCTTATTATTTAAAATGTAGTCAACTATTTTGTAATTCGTTTCCAAAATAACACTTATTGTGTTACCCATTTTTTTAGTATTAATTAAGGTTGATATATCTTCATGTAATTTTTTTACTGAATCACTTACGTTATAATATCCATCTAATTTAGAAGAAGGTATATTATTTAATATATTTCCAATAATTTTATTAGTTTCTGTTATTTCTTTTTTTGAAAACTTATTCATTAAAGATAAATTTTCTTTAACAAATTCTAAAGCCTTATCCTTATCTGATTCAATTTTTGATTCTATATTAGAGTAGATATGATATTGAGCTTTAAGAACTTTACTTTCCTTAAGTAAATTAATATACTCGTTAAACACACTATTAAGTTTATTTTTTGAACTAGACTTGCTAGCTTCAGAAACCCTAACTTGCTTACCTTTTGAAATTATTTCAGTTAAAAAATTAGTGTATGCTGTATTACATTTACCAAAATTAACAACTAGTTTGTTTATTTTTTTATTTTTCATCGTAAGTATTTATTTAATAAATATTGTAAAGTTTATTAAAAACGTTTATTCATTAATCATTTTATCAATTCCGTCTATCATATCATTAATAGTCTCATTAACTTTGATACTGTTATCAACAACCTTAACTCTTTCGTTAATTATTTTATTACTATCTTTTTTAACTGATTTAAGTAATTTATCAAAATAATTATCCGAATGTTTTTTTATCTTTTTTTTATGACTAAGCTTAGCTTCTGTTAATAAATTATCTACACGTTTTACAGATTCCCCAAAGTCACCTCCAGCATCATCACCTCCAGCATCATCACCTCCAGCATCATCACCCCCAGCATCATCACCTCCAGCATCATCACCCCCAGCATCATCACCTCCAGCATCATCACCTCCAGCATCATCATCACCAAAGCCACCATCATCACCAAAGTCTAAACCGCCGCCACCGAAGCCGCCACCGCCACCACCGCCACCGAAGTCATCACCACCACCTTCGTCACCGCCACCGTCATCGTCAGAAGAACCGCCATTTTTAGCTGCGTCTATATCTCCGTAAAGTCTATCTACCTCATCAAATGTTCCAGTATGTTTAATAATGTTGGATGTATTTTCCATTTCAGCTGCTGCTGCTTTCTCAAGTCTTTGCTCAAGTAAATCTTGTTTTATTTCGTCATCAGACCATTCTAATATATCTCGCTTACCTCTAGTCATAGACATAACACTAAAACCGTTACCAGCATCAGTGGTTGCATCTTTATAAAGTGTGATTTTAGATTGCATTTGCTCAATTTTAAGCATTTGAGCTTGAGTTGATGGATTATTAAGTGTTAATGTAAAATTATCCAATTCATCTTCTAACCCTAATAAAAACAAATGTAAAATAGCAATCTTATTTAATTCCATAATCATGGACTGCTGTATTAAATTAATAGTTCTAGTAAATCTAATATCTTGTAAAGCTAAATTTTTACCGTCACCAAACGCTTCTTCAAACCCTAAAAAAGACTTAGGTACTCTTAAGGCTGTAAATAACTTTTTTTGTAAGTATTCTATATCCGCAATCTGGTCTAAATTACTAGCACCAGGTAAAGTATCAATTGGGTTAGGAGCGTCTTCACTTCTAACAGGTATAAAGAAATCTTGGTCATTAGCCATTTGATTGTACTGTAAGTCAACCTGACCAGTCTTAGGGTCAGTTATAGGCGTTCTTTTAAATCTATTGGCTATTTCATCTACGTAAGACGGCACATCCTCGTCATCAATATTACCAACGAAAATCTTATAAACTCTTCTCTCTGGTGCCCTAGTAACCCTATAAATTAACATAGCATCTTCAGAAAGAATTAATTGCTTCCAAATTCTTCTAGCTTTTTCTAATACAGACGTACCATAAGGCAACCTTCTATCATCACCAAGTAATCTAAAATGAGCAATTTGCCAAGAATTAAACTCATAATCCTTACCTCTCCATATAAATTTAACTTTAGAATCTTTTTCATCTTTAATGTCAGAAGTGCTCATAACTTTACCAAAAACATCACCTTCTCTTCTTTCTATTTCAAAGTTAGGTAACTGCCTAGCACCCATAACCCCAGCATTATCATCAATATTAAGGAATACAAAGTTATCACCGTATTTACATGTGTTTCTAGTCCACATTGGTAATGATGTATGAATATCTAATCTATTAAAGAATAAATCTTCTAATATTGTTTTAACTCGTTTAGAATTTGAGAATATATTCAAAACTCTACCCTTATCGTTAACGGTAGTAGATTCTTCTCTCATTATATCTAAGGTAGCTGAAATCTCTGGATAATGCTCCATACTTTCAAAATCAGAATATGACCCAATCCTAGTAGTTTCATAATGAATTGTCTTTTGAAACATCTCATTATCAACCTTTCTCCACAAACCACTAACATATTTATTTTGCTGTGCTTGTAACCTAGCAGTTTCAAACTCTGACTTATCAGTAGTTTTAAACATTGTTTCGTTATCTATTGAGTATCTATTAGCTTGATTAATTGAGGACTTAACACCAGTAGGTCCGAATATATTATTCAGTTTTTGAAATACCGTTAACTTCTTTTTAGCCATTTTTAATTATTTTTTTTAATATAGTATTTTTTGTAAAAAATTCAATAGTTATACAACGTAATTACATTGAACGTAAGCCGTTTTAACAGGCACTCCAATAACAACAACAGTATTGTAAACATACGTTACAGCATTGTCTTCACCTTGAGTACCTATAGGTGTACTACAAGAGTACAAACCAAAATCATCATTATCTACCTTTTTATCTAAAGAAGTGTCTGGTGACCAAGTATATAGTTTAGCACCGTTACCTCCAGTTTTCCTTATAAATGTTTTTTTATTTGACGCCATATCTTTTTTATTTTGAACCACTCAACAACCATAAATAGTCTCCATTAGGGTCTTGCATGTTTTTTGACACCTCTTTTGAGAATTTTGGTTTAGGTAACGCACTCTTACCCCTCCTGTTTTTAGGTACAAATCCGCTATTATTGTTATTATTTTCAGAAGAACTACCAACTTGCCAACTAGACAGTATTGCTTTTGTTTTCTCCTTCATTTTATGTAATTTTTTAAATGAAAACTCTAAAACATATATTGGCATTGCAAGTGACATTAATAAATCATCGTGATACCCCTCCATGTGGTCAGCTCTTCCATTTTTATATATAAAAGTTTTCATCTCTGAAACCATTCTTCTAGATTTAATATTTATAGTTCTGTTTCTAATAGACTCTTCAAGTCTTTGAAGCATTATCACCCTAACACCATTAGCGTTAAACCCAGGTATTTTTTCATCTCTACTGTACATGTCTAACTGACTCTTTTTACTATTAAGAATCCTACCTCTAGGTTCATCATAATATAAATACTTATAATCTAATTCAATTAACTTAAGTACTGTAGAAACACCCATACCACCAGCAACATCAACTACAGTAAGAGCTTTATACATATTACCATACTCATAAACATACTCAGCAAGTATGTCTGGCTGAACTTTACCTTGATATTCCAT